GAGCTAAAAGCACCTTTTTTTCCATTTTCCATTAATCCTCAATTTTAAGTGTTTTTATTGCCCATAACTCAGGCTTACCAGATGCAATCATATCTACCCATTCTTTTGCACTAGGAATATACCCGTTGCAATCTTCTTTTACATGTTGTTCTGCAATATATCTTGTATACACAGTCTTACCATCACCATTAACAAAGCTAGCTCCAAATACTTTTTCACATTCAAAGATACCTTCTGAATGATGCCGGAACATTCTATGTTTACTATGACCAATCCAAGCTTTAGTTTCATCAAACCAATCATGAATAGCCTGATAATCAGCTTGTCTACCTCCCCATTTTTTTACTGAGGATTTACAATGTTGTTCAGGATGAGCCATTATTTCTTGTTTAGATATTCAACAACTTTTTCCCAGTACTTTCTTGCTTTCATTCTACCATCTTTTAATGGTGCCAAAGCAAGTGTTGCTGTTGCAGATTTTAATGATTCTTCTTTAGCTTTTTCAACCCCATGAAGTTTTATAGCATATTCATACATCTTTTCTGCTTTTTCTTTCTCAGACATCACTTCTTTTGTCTAATATATTACCATCATGAAAATGATCTTCTGTTTCTGTAATTCTTACATGATTGTTTATAATATATCTTCCTGAAGGAATACAAATACATAGCTCACCAAAACCACCTTCACTATTCCACCAATCTTCTATATCATTAAGAAGTTTCTCATGTGCAAAGTTTTCAATTAAAGAACATATTCCTGAATCTAATTTATTTAAATCATGTTCATCTGTCCATTCATCAATATTCTCATTTACATCTTCTGGAGTATGACAAGGTTCTTTTGTATAACCAACCCATTCTACGGCACCGTCATCTCCAGAACCTTCATACTTTACCATAATACCAGTTACACCTATGTCAGCAATTTGTAACATAAGCATTGTTATTTCATTTTCCGTCATAATTATTTTGTTTTGTAAAACCGACCAAGGATATTACCATTGAGGTATTCTTCTTTTTCTAGCACCTCATATTGAAATTGGTGTTTTACTTCTTGGTATGTGAGCTCCATTTGGCTATAGCAGATCCTCAGAATCACCCTATTGATCAGTACATCAGCTTTGTGAGCATCTTTAAGAGTTTTATTACTACTGTAGTAATTCATGTAATCAGGCTTAATCACCCGGCTGTATTTCTTGAGTCTCTTGTCAGTACTCATAGCCAAAGCTTTTTTACCTAATGGTCTTTTGATATTAGCAAAGAAGTTCTTCTTTCCTATATAGGCTACTGACTTACCATCAATCACAGCTGTCATCATATAGACAAATCCAACTGCTCCTTCTGGAATCATAAATTCAGTAAACTCTACTCCATTGTATTTCCAACTCATGCCATCTTGTTTTTCATTACTTCTTCTACAAGCTCAAACTCTAACTGAGCAACTCTAGATAGAAGTTGATTATGACTAATTTCTAAAGTTTCTAGATTCTCTTCTAGTAATTCATTCTGAGCTTTAAGCACTTCTATTTCATCATCAAGACTGCTAATTTCTTTTTTAACATCCTCTACTTGATCATCATACTTACTTCTTAAACTAGATAAAAGATCTTCAAGTTCATTTAGGTCATTGTTTATACTCATAAGGCTTGTTTAATTAAAGGAAACAATTGTTCTCTTACAGCTTCAATTCCATGATCTCTCACAGAATCAGATAGATCCTTAGACATATGTAGATTAATATAATCCAACTCATATCTAGTTTTGTATTTCTTAGCAGCTTCTAAACCAGGTTCATCATTATCAAACATGATTATAATCTTCTGGTATTTAGCTTTTGCTTTTTTAATAAAACTTTCAGGAATCATACTATTCTCACTATCTGGAGCAACTGCTTCAATATTCTTAATACCAAGTCTAGTAAATGCCATAACATCTTTGAGAGATGAAAGAATAAGTAAATACTTAGAACCTACAAGTTGTTCAGAGCCTTGAATGTAATCTTTTACTTTAACAAATTTCTTATCTCTTTGCTTGGGCTGATAGATTTTGTAAAGTGTACCATCTTCTTTGAAATAGCCATAGATAAAGTTTACATCAATCTTGATATCAAAAATAAGACCTACCTCATCTACTTTTCTCATGGTGTAATACTGTAGAGGAACTACATTATACCTATCCAAAGTTTTAGAGCCAATTTGGAAATTCATCCAGAATCTTTGATCAAACATATTCCAATGTCTCATCTCAAAATCATGAACCTGATATTTTCCATGGGCTTTATACTCTTTGACTGCACTATATTCATTGTCTAGAATAAAAGTGTTATAATCATTTACAATTTTGTTGCTTGCTGCACCTCTAGAAAGTAGATTGAACATGCTCTCTACAAGACTTAATCCATCACCGCAGTTACCAGATGAAAAATCCTTGAATCTATAGACTCCTCTATCATCTAAGTAAACACACATTGAAGGTGTTTTTTCACTAAGATTAAATACAGACTTAATCTTTACACTTTGGCCACTTAATCTTTCTGTAAGTCCTAAATAATGCTCAAATACCCATTCTCTTGGTACTTCAAATATTTCAGAAACCAAATTTTTTGTTGAAATCATAGCACCACTTTTAATATAAAAAGGGGGAGCACATGACTCCCCCTAAACTTATTAGTCTAATGAGAAGTCAGATGAAGACTTTGAAGAAATATTGAAATCTCCTACACTGTCATCATCATCACCAAAGTTTTTAACTTCAGCTGTTTCAACTTTTTTCAAATGAGTTGCCTCATTGTACACAAGAACTTTACCTGCTTCAATTTCTCCATAAGCATATTTGTTCTTTTCTCCTTTTGGAAGATACATGTCATAATTTGTATAGCCAGTTTTACCAACATACTCCTTACCAGCAACACAGAATTCAAGATATTTATCTTTGAAGGGAGCTGTTTTGTTAAAAGCAATGATCAAATCTTCAACAGTTTCATGAAGATTATCTTGAGCAATAAACCAATCATTGATTCCAGCAGTTTTACAAAGATTTTGTAAGAAGATCATAATTGATCTGTCTCTTTGTATCTTTTGACCAGATTTAGTTTCACCATCTGCATAAGCATATTGGCTTGCTTTTACTCTACCAATTTGACCAGCATAGTGACCTTTGCTTGCGTCATCTTTGTCAATCATAAATCCTTCAAACCCTTCAATTGGTTCTGTTTCTACATGAAGAATCATGTGTTTTGCTCCATCAATAAATTTGAAATCTTCTAGCTCAATGCTATTAATTTTCAATACATGATTACCTGGTGCAATTGTTTTAGGCATTCCTGAGCCTGTTGCTAAGTCTGTTGTGCTTAATCCCATTTTATTTTTATTTTTGTTGTTAATATTAAATGTAAATCTTGTCCCAGTAAGTTTTTAACTCACCGTTAATCATTTCAGAAACTACAATTTCTTCATTTCTTAAGTGCTCTGGTCTTGCACCACAGGTAACTTCTTCATTAGTTTTGAAATTAATGACTGTTTTATCACCTTTCCTATGCATGTAACCAATTGCATCTGCATTAGCACATATTAAAGACTTGATTTTACCTGTCAAATCAATGTTTGCAGATAATACCATGTCACCTTTATCATTTACTTGAGCATCCTTAATGTGCCCAGATAAAATAATATGGGGTGCTAAGGTATCAATAAAATCTAAAACTTGAAAGAATGCTTGACGGATATATAAATAACCAGCACCATTTGGTAAAGTTATTACACTATCTCCATCATAGTTTTTACCCATTGGAGTAGCTCTGTAAAGCTTAACAGCAAGTGGCATGACCATTTCTTCTAATGCAGTCACTGTATCAATAGTAACATACTTGTATGGTCTACCAGCATCTCTGATTGCTTTACCAGCCTCTTGTAATTCTTTAAGACTGTTTACTTTAATCTTAAGTGCATCCACATAGTCTGAACCATTTTCAAGATCAATTATCAAGTTATCCTCAAGACCTGCAAAAGCTGTTGTCTTACCTGTTTTTGGCTTTGAATAAATGATCAATCTTTTTGGATTAACTCTGTCTGCTTTAACTTTTTTAGTTGGCAATACTATTGTGCTCATAGATCTTTTGATTTTAAGATTAATTCATTTAACCAAGTTCTTTTACTTACTGGTTTCATAAGCATGATAGCAGCAAAATCTTTTAAGGTCATCTCAGTAAGTGGAGCATCTTCATCAGATACCTCAACCACTGGTTTGCTCTCTAGAGAAAATGATGGTACCTCTTCTTCTTTTTTAGGAAACTCTTCCTCAAAATCTGGAAACAGACTTGGAGTTAGACTTTTCTGAAGTCTTGGTAAACCTTCTGCTTCTACTTCAGGCATTGAGGTCTTTCTTTTCTCATAAAGAGCATGAGTGATCTCACTTCCATCTTTTAGAACTACTACTAACTCATTTACCGGCACAGTATAAGTGAAATAGGGTTCACCTTGAGAATTTATATTCTCTTTCTTCTCATACTCTTCAGCAAAATACTTGTTGAGCTTGTACTTAAACAACTGTCTATCAGCATTCATTGGTTTAAGATCAACAATTTTGTTGTTCATGTCAGTCACATTATCATAGAACTCTACATAGATGTCCTGATCTTTTTCAAGTTCCCACTGAAAAAACTGCACTTGTCTTCCATACTTACCTTTCTGGAAAAATGCTGTTTTAATAGTAAAGAAAGGATCAGGTAATCCTAGTTTTCTAAATGTCTCAATGTGCTGTACAAAGAATTCACTTTCTTTTTCTTTTCTAATACTCATTTGCATTAATTTAATTTAGACCTAATTTTTTTGTTGCTTGTCCAGGAGGCTCAATTTCTATAATACGCATAGTAGTTCTGTCCAATTTGAAGAAAGCAATTCTTGTAACACCATTTCTAGATTTAAGAAAGTGGAACACCAATGTGTCTGGATCACTAATCAAATACCTATCAGGGCCATATTGCTTTAATCTACGTACAGAAGGTTTATTAATACCTAGAACTACATCTGCATGCTGCAGTAATGAGTCACTTCCATAGATATCAGAATCTAACACATAATTACCGTAACTACCCTCTTCTTGTCTTTTTACATCATCAATGTTTCTATTTAACTGGCTCAATACAACAAAGGCAACCGGATACTTTTTCTTCATCATTGTAAGGGCTTCCCCCAATGCTCCAAGCATATCAAATTTATCTTTCTGTCCTTTACCAACTCTAAATAGAGCAGAGTGATCTATTGCAACAAGTACATTAGGAAAGGTGCCATCTTCATTCTTGTGTTTTTTAACATAATAGTCAATGGTGGCACACATCTCATCTACTGTGCAGGCATCATATACCACATCAATGAAGTCATTTTCTTTGGATTTCTCATAGAAGTCTACGCATTTCCAATAAATTGCTTCATCAACAGGTTCTCCCTTACTCATTAGTGTATTGTAATCAGATCCTGTATTCATACTCAGCTTTCTAACACCATTGGTCTCATCAAGCATCTCCATCTGGAACTTCAAGACTCTAAAATCTTGATCTTTATTGAACTCAATTATGTCTGAGATCAATTGTTCCATAAACAAAGTCTTCCCGGTCCCGGGCCTAGCACCTACTACAGTGATAGTTCTCCACTCCAATCCATCACAGAAGGCATCATTAAATTTTGGCCATGCACTTTTAAGAGATTTAAGCTCACCTTTTCTTCTTGCTCTGATCTTCTGAATTGCTTTTTCTAGAGCATCTCTCTCACTTACTGGTAATAAAGGCTGTGCGCCATTGAATAATTCTGCCATACTATTAATTTGAATTGGTTACTACATCTATTTTTGCCTTGTTATAAAGCCAGTGAAAGCCAGATATAATAAGCTCAATACATACATACTGAATAATGCTTACCTCCAAAACAAATAAGTTTACAAATGTAAACGTACATGCACTCCCCACAATGGCAATCATAACCAGCATTAATTTTCTCATACCACTAGTTCTTTAAATACGTCATAGTTATCATCATCATAACCTGACTGTTTTAGGTCACAGTATGTTGCTAAATCAGAGTCAAAAGACTTATCCATATTCTGTTTTCTAACAAAATACTGGGCAGTTCTCATGAATTCATAATTCTTCAAACTGTACTCATCAACATATCTTTCTGTGGCTGAAATAATGGTGTCCCAATCATAGTCATAAGTTTCAAAAAACCATCTAAATGTGCTCTCAAGATTCTTGGGATTGACCCGGGCATATTTTCCAGAAGATAACTTTTTATTAGGAAATATGTTAACATATTCCAGTATCTTTTGTGAAAATTCATCACCCATTAAATCTCTTGAAGTTTTCTTCTTACTTTTCCTAAAGAAACCATTAATTTCTTCCATAAAGATATGACTTTTTGCAGTTAATTGCAAATCCTCAGTGATCCAATTGTCCTTTTGCAGCCTATTGCTTTCTAATGCAGCGTTGACAAATTGATTAGGTACAATCTTCTCTTTAATACAATGTAAAACATAATATGTGTTTGGGGAAAGGTTTTCTTTTATTAACCTGTTAAATATTTCTTCCATCACCACTTAATTGAATAATTCCATTGTTTTTTTGCTAACGTACTAACTTCAACAAACATGTTTTTGGAGTCCCATTTCTCTTCCTTATTGTATGCTGCACTAGCAGGATGGCTCACATAAATCTTGTAATTGTTGTCATTAACACAATCAGCCCATTCTTGAGCTTGTTTACCCATGTAAACATATATAAGACCGTTTTGATTCCATGTCAGATGATCAAATAAATATGCAATAAAAGGTTTCCATAATGTATAATGCTGCCCTACTTTACCAATTGTTGTTGTGAGAGCTGTATTAATCATTAGGATACCTTGATTTGACCATCTGGTTAAATCTACATCTAAACTACCAGGGTGTCCATTATAGACTGTTCTGTTTATTTCATCTAACATAAACTTTAGACTAGGTTGTAGCTCACGTGTATTACTACAACTAAATGCAACTCCATCAGCAACTCCAAATTGTGGATATGGATCTTGCCCAACCATCACAACTTTTAATTCACTATAAGGACATTCTTCAAATGCTCTAAACATTTGTTTCATTGTTGGAGTAAATCTTTTACCGTCCAATGACATTCTAGCAAGTTGACTAAGAATCTTATCAAAGTCTCCACTAAATATAAAAGGTTTAAGAATTTTACCCCAACCACTAGGTTCTAATCTATCAAACAATTTTTGTTTAAGTTCTTCTATGTTTATCTTATTACTCATAATTTGGTATATTTGTTAAAAATTTTTTACTATGGCAATTAAAGTTAAAGAAATGAAAGATGATGCACTTATTGATGTAAAAGTCAATAAGACTTATTATCTAATGGTGAAAGCACTTTCATTTTATCTTTTCAATCAGATTAAAGTAGATGACAAAGAAGCTTATCTTAAAAGCATTACCACTGGGGAATATGCTAATTTTGATGACTTACAAAAATCTTTTTATACAGTTACTTTATTATTAGCTGAGATTGAACAATCTGTTACTAAGAATAACTTATTTGATGAAAAAGAAGTACTAGAACCAGGAGATGAGGGCTATGTAGCTCCTACCCTAGATTAACGTTCAATTCTCTTCCAATTGCAATACAAGCTTCAATTGCTAACATCAATTCATCTTTGCTGCAATCTGCAAATGATTTGCATTCTAACTGGCCTTCTGCTTCATAACAGAGGCCAGATTGTTTTTTAATAAGAACTTTCATTTCTTCAAATGTATAACCAGATTCTTTGGCCAACTCTCTAATACAAGCATGCACTTTTGCAAGCTGTGCTTTACTATGATCTATGTCAGCAAGATCAATATATATTTGAACAATTTGTCCTTCTGGAATCTTATCCAGAAAGATTTGATATGCTAACTTATCTTTTGGTTCTATATAAGTTAGCTTACCATCTTTTTTTATTAATTTTCCTGTAAACATTGATTAACAAATTATATTATTCAATACTTCAACAAACTCCATATAAGTTTGTGTTGTTACAATTTTGATTGCCGGGATGTCCCAACATAAAAGTTCCCAATTATTATCTTTAACATCAAGATTATCTGTACTGTGCAATACTACATCAGGACAAAGTTCTTTTTGATAATAGTAGTAATCATATCCATTTTGACTTTCTACATTGTAAACATTAATTTTTTCAAAACCTAACTCAATAAGATTTTCTTCTGTCATTCTTTAAGTTTTAAAGTTCTGGTCCATAATTCATGACTAATAACAGTAGAAGAATAATCTTTCTTTATTTTGTCATAAGCCGGTGCATTTGTATTAGCACCAAATTTCTTCATTCTTTGATTTCTTATATGTTTTATTGCTAAGAAGGCAATATAAAAATTATCTTCATCTGTAGATTCAAGAAGTTTGTGAATTCTTTCTTTTTCTTCATTGTTAATTAAACCTAGTGTTTCATTAAGATTTACTTCTGCAAAAAAGATAAAAGGTTTGAAGGTGCCAGATTTGGCTCCTTGGCTATAAAGATACCATAAGTAATTTACACTACCATCTGATGTTCTACTGAGATCATAATGATCATTACAGATTTCTATGATTGTTTTTTGTAGTTCAGGTATTTTTTTCATAATCATAAAATTAGTCAATCCTAATCTGGCTTTGTAGCCATTATTTCTTTTTGGGATCATACTTTTTTAGAAACCGGTCCCAACCTTTAAGATCAAATTGTGTAATGAGCAGGTCAAGTTTAACTTCTTCCTCATGTTCATCACACATACCAATACCTTTAATATCTAAATCAGGACTATACCTTTTAGTTGCAGGTACACCGCATTTAATACATGTTAATTCACTCATGATTTTATAGATTGAATTGCTTGTTTAACATTACCAAAAATACAGTAATACTCTTCACTCAACACTTGCGGCCAACCCACAAGTTTAAACTCAACTTTAATAGTTCCTGCTTGATTTACAAAAGCAATAACTCTACCCTGGAGAACTTTTCCTCCTGGTTTTTTAGCAAATGCATGCTGTTTATTTACAACAAAAATCTTACTACCTATAGTAAGATCAGTAATCTTATATGTTTTTTTCTTCTCCATATTAAAACATTGATCTTTGATTTACCTGCCAATAATTGGGTACTTTTACATTTTCCTCACCAGCTACCTTATCAACAATATCATACTCAAAACTTTGCATAATACCTTGTGCATATTCTAAGTCAGGAACTTCAGCTGTTAATACTGTTCCCCAACTTAATCTTGTAAAATAACGAGTCTCACTATACTCATCAGGATTACTTATATAATACTTACACCATCTCTGATGAATGTATTTAGTACCCATTTGAGTAAGCATAGCTTTAGCAATTGCTACAGCTTCTTTTCTTACACCATTGGTACCTCTGCCTGTAGGAATACCAATTCTTAAAACACCTATTTTTGATTCCATAATTTAAATTTTAAGAAATTCTTCAAAGGCAATATATTGTCTGATCTTTAAAAAAATATCATCAACAATATTAGGTAAGTAAGTATAAAATTTAAACTCATGCTTACTAGAACCTAACATAATTGTAACTTTTATATACCAATGTTTTTCATCTGTAAATGTTTTACCATTAAAATAACTTTCATTCTTAAATTCAATAGTGATATATGAAAATTCTGTTACTTCAATTGTACCAACCTTATGTACAAAACTTTTAGCATTACGTGTATCAGTATAATATGTAGTACTTCCTTTTTCACGTGGTTTAAAACCATTCCTAACTATCTTCTTTCTTACTTTATCAATTTCCGTTGCATACATATCAAATTCTATTAGTGTTACAACCTGGTCTATGTACTCTTCTTAACCCACAATAAGGACATTTCTGTTCTATCTGGTGGTCACAAAGTTTACTATTTTTTGGTTTAAAGTCATCATAACTTTGCAAATATCCAGGTTTAGCTGTATATCTATAGCAATGATACTTTAGTTTACAACCTATACCTGCACATTTACTAATATCAGCCATAACTAATAGTAATATCTAAAACATGCATTGTCATAAGTAATGATCAATACAGTATAGTCATCTGTATATTGCATAGTAAGATAGCAGGTGATATACTCTTCATCCAATGCTTTCCAGGTAATATGATCATCTTTTTTATCAAAGATCTCTAAGGTTTCAAATACTGAACCCATTTCATTGTTAATAGACACTACAGACTTATCAAATGTAATAGTCAAGTTTACTTTTTGAACATTACCCCAGACCCAACCATTTTTAACTTTGGACCATGTACCTACTTGTGCTGCATATGCTCTTTCTGTATCTTGACAGAATGCACTTACAGTAATAGCAATAAATGCTATGATTAATAGTAATTTTTTCATACTACCAACTTGTTACATTTGTTATACAATAATCTTGTCCAGGATGAGCATTCATCCAATCACCTTCAGTCAAATAAAAAGTTTTCACATTGTTGCTACAACTGTTTCTAATATCAACCGAATAGTTATTTACATTGTCTGATACAATCAAACCACAGTTACAAGTTTCATTGTCTACTTCTTTCTTACAGCTTGCAAATCCTATTGCTAACGCTACTACTAATACTAATTTTTTCATGTTAAAAAATATTTGATTATTTGTACTCTATTTAATTCTACAAAGGTAAACTTACCTTCAACTCTTTTCATTACTCCGCCTTCTTTAAATGCTCTCTTAATACTGCACCATCTGCATAGTACCGCTTTACCAAAACTAGACTTCAGTTGATAAGTACTACTGTCTTTCTTGAATAATAATAGAAACTTCTTTTTTTTACATTTAAAGCATCTTTTCATTTTCTACAATTTCAATTAATTTAATAAGACATTCAAGTTCTGCTTCTTCGGGAGTTTTATGATTATATCTATCAATAGATGATATTGTTTCCATTTTAGATAAATCCACTATTTGAAATTCCCACCCAAGATTTTTCCACTTACAGTCAATAAATGAGTGAAGCTCATACTTCTCTCTAAACCATCTAAATGCTTGTGAGAATGTTGGTGCAGTAAAGTTACTACAAGAATGTAAAAAGTAGGTTCCATTTATTAAACTTACATTTTTAGGATATTCTTTAATGTGAAGATCTAAGGTTTTTGAATCTGGGTTCACTTCAAAATTAGTAATCCAATTATTTTTACTGCAATACCAAAGTTTTTTATTTTTTTGATACATCCCAAAACAAGGCTCATTAAATCCAAGTTGTTTCATTCTTAAAGCTAATTCATATGTAACAAATTCTTTTTCCATAACTATTTATTTTTCCATTCTTTCCATGTGTCAAAGTCCTTGAGCTTTTCAAGGTTTTTTTTCCATTCATTCAGGACTGTTCTACCAACAGCCCACATCATAATTCCACCTGCGCAGAATCCTAGTGTAAAACTAATTCCTTCCATACTACTTAATGTTTTCTAGTGGATAACTGTTTAGGATTGAATCTTT